ATGAGGATTCTCGATCTCTATCTGGGGTCGGCGGCGGCTCTCTTGTCTGGTGGTGTCGCTCCGGGGGATCCCTCGGCCCCGGGGAACAAAACGAACATGATGATCGGTCAGTCGAATTTGAGAATGGACGACCCCTTATCGGAATTGCGGAAAGGCGTGGCTGAATTGGGGAATATCTGTTTGAGTCATCAATATCAATTCGGGAAGCCCGTGATAAACTATCAGACCTCGCAGGAGACGGGGGGAAAGACCACCTATCAGACGAACACAATTAACAAGAAGATTTTACGCCGGGGAATCAACCTGAAAATGCGCGGAGTGACGGTGGTCAATAACCCGGACGCTGAAATGCAGAGACTAATTCAACTTTATCAGGTTTTGATAACGGAGCCGTCATTCGCCCAGAATCAGACGGCACGGATTGAAGTCCTGAGAGATGCGTTAAGGGCTGGCCGGGTCCCGGGACGCCAACGGTATCTCCCATCGGCTGAGGAAGTTCAGAAAATGGAGATTGAATTGAGGAAGCAGGCAATGCAACAGATGGAGGCCGAGAAGCAGGCTCAAGCGGTGGCCCAACAGGAAGCGATGGTGAAAGACAACCTGTCGAAAGCACAGCAGGCATTGACGATCAAGTCCGTGGCTGAACGGACGGCGAAGGCGGCGATGCCCGTTCCTGAAGCGGTTCCAGCAGGAGTTCCGGCATGAGAACAAACCGCAAGCCAGACCCGAAACTGAAAGACAAATTGTTGACGCACATCACACGGTTAAAGGCCGAGATTAAAGAGAATGAAGTTATCTCCGAGCTGGAAGACAATCCGGGTTGGGTTCGGATAAAGAAAGCCGTTCAGAGAAAATACGATTCCATCGACGATCAACTAAACTCATTTGGAAACATGACAAACGATCAGATAAGGGCACTGTTGAAAGAACGGGAGATCGTGCATTATTTTACGAGTTTCGTCGATGATTCCGTAAAAGCGTTGGCCCATTTGCAGAATAAATTGGCGAAGGCGGAAGAAGAACGTGAGCGATATAAGTCAGGAGATTCACAGTTATAAATCGAGGTGCCCGTTTTGCAAGAAGTTTTTAACCAGACCGATTGTGAAGATTCAGAGCGCCGGACTGACGGATGCGGAATACGGTCGGTTCCGGCAGAGCGTGATGATTATTTACGGGAGTGAAACGAAATGCCGATTTTGCAAGAAAGTCAGACAGACGGAGCAAAAAGTGGAGATGAATGATTTGAGAATTAAAGTCGTAAGTTAGAAGCCCCAAAATAAAGAGGCTCATTAGAAGCCCTTTCTCCAGTTCCTGCGGGAACTGGAAAGAGGGCTTTTTTTATGGCCGTAAAGGAGAAACGAGATGTTATTCGACAAAGGCGAAGGCGGACAGGAAGGAACGGAAGGCGAGGAGAAGACCGATGTTAAGGTTGAGGCCGGTACGGAAGTTGACAAGCCTCTCGATGAGCAGGGCGGAGACGCCGATGCTGACGGAGGAGCAGAAGGTGGCGAAGCTGGAGAAGATGGTGGATTGGAAAAAGGCACGGCTGGCGAGGAAGGCGGCGGTGCTGAAGGCGGTGAACCGGGGGAAGTAGATTCCGCCAAGGTAATTGGCGATCTAACGGCTCGGATAACGGAGTTGGAAAGCCACATCAAGTCATTGAGTGCGCCGGCGACACCCCAAGCCCCTGCCAAGGCCCCTGAATTGACTGAGGAAGAGTGGCAGAAGGCGGAGGAAGCCACTGGTATCCCCAGGACGGGGATTAAGTTCTTCTCTCAGGCTCAGAACAGGATGGCGAACGAACTGAAATCGTTTATTCAGTCTGAGTTGTCTGAGTTCAGACTGGATAGATCTATCTCGCAGTTGGCGAAAGACCCGCAGTTCACGGATGCCGTGAAATTCGACAGCGATATCCGCGAATACCTGAAACGGGTTGATCCCCAGTATCACACGAATGCAGATGTCTTGAAGGATGCCGTGATCTGGTCCCGGGGGAAAAATTACAAGGGGACGATCAAGAAAGTTCGTGATGAGAAGGAGATCAACAAACGGATTGCCGGAACGGCCCGGCCCGCATCACCGGCAGGAGGCCCCAAGGGACCGTCTAAACCGTTGACGCCGGTTGAAAAGAGTGCGGCAGCCGCGGTGAATATGTCTGAAGCGGAATACGCAAAATTGAAGACCAGAGGGAGATTCGTTGCGGCGTGAGAAACTTATCGGATTCGGGACCACATTACTTCCAAGTCCTTCGGCGGATCACAGGGGAAGTCGATTGGGAAGCACTCCGCTTAGGAGATGCGTTCAATGCGGGATGCCGAATGACACACGTAATACAGGTTGGTCGGATACGAATTCACAACTGGGGTCTGAGTTATCGGGAGGTTGTCGATTTTGCCATTCATTAATGTGGCAGAGATCGAAACCAAAACCGTTACCGGATGACCGGTTTTTGCCGACGGAAGAAGTTTTAAGAAGACGGCGGCGAAGATAAAACGAGGAGGTAACTATGATGAAGTCAAAATCTTTTCTCATCGTCGGTGAAGTCATTCACCGTGATGGGAAAGCAACCCGGACATTACCGGCTGAAAAAGACAAGGTTCTGAACGAATTTTTCAAACAGAACCGAGATGTCGAAGTCATTGACATTGAAACGAACGTTAATTTCGGAGGACAGGACGTGGCGATGGTCACGATCTTGTTCAAAGAAGAAGATTCAAAGTCAAGAAAATAGGAGGTGATTCTATATGGGTATGAAATATGTTCACGCAAAAGATGATCTATTAAAGGTTCCTCTTTATGGTGCAGGGGGCGATATTGCTAAAGGAGCCATGATCAAAGTCGGAGCGACGCCTGCGACAGATGGAGGTTTAGCTATTAAGGCCACTGGCGCAAGTGCCTGCCCGGACATCCTGGGCCGATTGATACAGATGTTGGATTACAGTGTTGACGGAGAGTCTCTTCTCGACGGAACGGCGTTTGTGACAAAGCCGATTCAGTTGGCTCAACCTTGCCGGATATTCAGGTTGGAATACGACCTAACGGCGGCCTCTGCGGTTGTCTGCACGGCGGCGGTGACAACGGCAACGATGACATTAACTATCGAAGATAATGCCGATGGTATGTTTATCTACGTTGTCGGCGGGACCGGAATCGGTCAGACAAATTATGCGACGGCTGACGCTGGTACGACACTCACACTCAAAGCGGCGTTTGGGACAAGCCTTTCGACGGATTCTTATTTCATCAAGATTCTGCCGAGGTTCCACGATATCATAAGTTTGAGTTCGGATGGGACGAAATTGGCTTCTCAAGCGGCGGCGGGTGCGGTCAAGGGAATGATTCTGGATACACTGATTCAGCGTGGGTCCCGGATTGAGCAGATGAGTCCGGTGAAACATGCGGCATTAACTGGATTAAACGGTGTAACTGGCCTTCATTTCTGGGCCGATGTGTCATTCCGTGACACAGCAGTTTACACAATAGATTAATCAATAAAGAGGAGGTGATGCAAAATGATTTCAACTGAGAATTTTCAAGATGCGCTAGAACCCATAGCGATCAAAAACTTCCAAGTTGGCTTCAAGGAAATACCGTCGGAGAGAGATGTTCTCTTTTCCGTTAAGACGTCCAAGAAATTAATGGAGACGTATCTCGAACTGGGCGATGTCGGTGTCATGCCTGAATTAACGGGTGATCTTGAGTACGAAGATGTCGAACAGGGTTACAAGATGACGATAACCGCGAAAGAATACGCCAAGGGAATGCAGATCAAAAGAAAATTCGTGTTGACCGATCAACTGGACATCGTTGAAGGTCTGCCGAAACTTATCGGTCTTGCGGCTCGCAGGCGGATTGCGGCGGATGTGTGTGCGTTCTTAAACGACGCCTTCAATACGTCATTGACGACCATTGACGGACTTCAATTGTGTTCGACAGCTCACACGTCGAACAACGGCGGATCGAATCAATCCAACTCCGGGACTACGGCCTTTTCGGAACCGCAGGTGGATGCCGTTCGTATCCTGATGAAAAACTTCGGGTCGAATACCGATGAACTGTATGAGGTCACACCCGACCTCTTGATTGTTCCGCGTGAACTGGAAAAAGCGGCTTACGAGCTTATCAGTTCCAGCGGGAAAGTCGATACGGCGAATAACAATGCCAACTTCCACAAAGGGAAGTACAAGGTACTTGTTCTTGACCGTCTTGATGATACCAATAACTGGTTCTTTGCGGATTCGGAATTGCTGAAGATCATGAATGTGTGGAATAACGTAGATCCTCTCAACTTCGGCCAAGCCGAGAATTTTGACGGCGTAGCGGCTCGGTATCGGGGTTACATGTTCTACGGTTATGGAACACGCGATTGGCGTCCGATCTACGGATCGAACGTTACCTAATTAGGATAGGAGGTAGAGCACCATGAGTGCCAAATTTGTCAGACCAAATAGAGTCTTATCGTTAAGAGAAAGAGTACGAATCAACAGGGAATTAGATCATGAACGCAAGGTGTTGAAAGGTGAGAACCCGGATATACCAAGACGGATGCACCAGTTTATCGACCCGGCAGTCAGGGAAGATAAGCGGATGGTTCAGTCGAGAATTAGAAAACTCGAACGAGTGCTGAGTAACGGGTCCCCGGATTCCCTTTCAAAACGGGAACGGGTGGCGAAAGAGAGGATGGTTCAGGAAGACAGGGAATGGTTGGAGAAAAACATGGTGCCCCGAACTCACATAAACCTGGGGTGGCGGGATATTAGAGACAGACGGACCACTCAGAAAGAGTACGACAAAGCCGTTAAAGGTTGCGTTGTTGAGCATTCGCCTGAGTTCAATAAACGGGCTGAGCGATTCAAGAATAACATGCGAGAGATTGCCCCTGATGACCCGGAGGCGTCAAGTATCGAGACGATAAGACCGGACACAAGATGAAATTTTAGGAGGAATAAATATGCGTAAAAAATATCTTTACCTCGTCTTAATGGCGAGTTTGGCTATCGTTCCGTTGCTTTTTGCGGCGGATGGGACGATATTTACACAGGTTGGAAAAGGAACCCGCAGAGATACGGTGGATTTAGAGTTGCGGGAAGCGACCGTCGGTTCGGCTCCCACTCTGTATCTTTCAGGTGATGTGAAACTTGGAGATGATGGGACTAGAAGCATTACTCTTCCGACAACGGCATTGGCGGATTTCTATTCTCTAAAGGTGCCGTATTACAATAACTCCGGGACAACCATTACACGCGGAATGGTTGTCGTTTCAAGTGTGACGGCGGCTGGTACTACGACCGCCATGTATTGCGGGGTCACCAACGTATTATCGACGACCACTTGGGTTGGGATAGCTGATGGGTCGGTATTGACTGGCGGAAAAGGATGGATGAGCGTTGCCGGTTATGCGGCCGTCTATACAACGGGGACCGTTACGGTCGGCGATATGTTGACGTCAACCAGCGGATCGCTCGGAGTTGGCGCGGCAGGTTACGCCGGAAGAATTGACGGGGCGGCGACTGTACTCGAAGGTAGTGTCATCGGCAAAGCCATGTCCAATGGAACCGCAGCGGGCGGATTAACTATCGTTCGTATCGGCAATTAAAAACAGGTTGCGTTCGATGAAACGCATATTCATTCCTCTTTCGGGGCTACTCCTGTTTGTGGGAGTAGCCCACGGAATGACGTTGGCTGAGATTGAGACACAGATTCGCCGTAACGTCAGGGACACTTCTACCACAGTCAGTCTTCAACGATATTCCGATACCTCCATAGACAACCTTATCAATGAAGGTCAAAGAGTTATCGTCAATCAAACGTGGTGTCTGGATTCTGCGACGGGCTATGTATTAACTTCAGGAACGTCCCAATACGTCTTACCGGATGATTTCTTGGCTGTTAAGTATGCACGTTTCAAAGACCAAAGTAACAATACTTTCATACTCGAAGAAAAAAACGAACGCAGTTTCATCATTACCAATCCAACTTGGGAAAAACAGGGAGGAAAACCAGTTCAGTATTTCGTCCGGTCTTCGACATCTACTGGCACACCGGACGAAATATCCTACTACCCTATTCCGAATACGACATCCTCAACGGGTACGGTAACGATTGACTATTACAAACAGGCGACGGACATGACTACTGGTACTGACGTTCCCTTCGATGGGCTCAAATCCATGATTCCCTATCATTATTCACTTGTTGATTATGTGACGATGCGTATTCTGTTGTTGGAAGGGAATTCAAACGAGGCTACCCTGTACAATCAAATGTTCAGTACTGAATTGGCGGTCATTAGTTCAAAATTCGGGTCAAAACCGAATTGGAGTCCGTCCTTTAGTGCTGGAACTAAATGATTAACGGGGGATAATGAATATTAATATGACAACTTTTACAAAGGGGAATCACATCCCATTGATGTTCTTTGGAGTAACCGAGATGATGATGATAAAGAGATGCTTGCTGAAAACAATGATTGCATTTAAGGGTTTTTGGATGAGGCATTCTACCTCTTTTTACGCGTTCCCTTATGCCACTGGAAGCACGGATTTTATCCCTGTTGTTTTTATAATACTTCTCAACAGCTCGAAGGTTAATTTCTTTTTCTCCTCCAAATTTTCGGGCTTTTTTAGACCATTCACATCTTATTTTTTTCCCATATTCAGACTGATTATAAAGACGGACTTTTATTTTCCAACATATTTTACATTCTTCCCTAAATTTATTTCGATCCTTTCTGAAATAAAATTCAGAGATTGGTTTTTCGACAAGGCATTTGGAACAAGTTTTGGTAAGATTTTCGGCAGACATGGTTCACTCCTTTATAGTGAATTGTGTTTAGAAGCCGGGGGGTGCCTGTGAGCATCCTTCGGCTTCGTCATTTTATCACATCCGCAGTATTTCTTCTTTCTTTTTTGTCTTTTTCCAAGGCCGATATCCTTCCTATCTCAAAGTTTGGTGGTTTAAACTCTGATAATTCCCCACTCGCTCTTGATGGTCAATCCCCCGATTCAGAGAATGTCGTAACTGACATTGATGGCCGACTTGAAGGCCGGATGGGATTTACAAAACTTTCAACAAACACTTCAACTGGTTTATGGACGTTTCCAATGTCAAACGGAACGAAGTATCTTATTTCTATTGTCGGAGATATGATGAAGGCATCCTCTGATAACGGTGCGACATTCACGACGAATATCAGTACCGTACCGACAGATAGAGTGGTAGCCGGGACGGCCTTGGGTGACAAGTTTTATTTCTCTGATACTCTGAACGGCCTTAAATGTTGGGATGGATCGAGTGTTTCCGTTTCTTCAGATGGAATGAAAGTGCCGATTCTCGCGACGTTCAAAGGCCGTCTAGTTGCCGCTGGAAAGTCAGGGTCACTCCGTACGATATTTCTTTCCGCCTATCTCAATGCTTCACCATATTGGACTTTACAGACAAATCCGACCGATACCGACCCGGCTCAAATCCAGGTGTCGGGGCCATTGGATGAGGAAATAAAAGCCCTTGTTCCATACCAAGATAAACTTGAGGTATTTAAAGCTCACCATTTCGGAGCCTTGTTTGGAAGCCGGAGAAGTAACTTCGTTTACTACAC